CTATCTCCGCATTCCTTCCCCAGTTTGGTACCCCAGATTTATCTAAGGCTGAGTTAAAAAACTTTGCCCTTTCTTCTTTTTTCATAACAGTTCTCCATGTTACCTAATGACAATATAGTCAAAAGGCATTTCTCGTGATCTTACGCCTATCAATATATTAAAGTCAAATATATATATTTACGCATAGATGGTTAAACACTTGTTGCGTAAATGTACACTTCTAGATTAGTATAGACCCATATAGATTACTTTTACCACACGGATGCTTTTTTATTTTTTTATGATTTATCGACCCGCCTTTAATAATAATTCTCATTACACAAAGCTACCTAATTTACTGCTTCGTGGAGGTGTTTCTGCGTCCGAAGCAAGAGAAGACAGTTTAACACCTGAAGCCTTGGGTGTGTTGGTTTACTTGCTGTCTCACGTTGAAGACTGGCAGGTAACTCAGACTCAGCTATGCACTGTCTTTGCTGTAGGGAAAACCAAAATGCAGTCTATTACAAAATGTCTTGAGTCTAGCGGATACCTAAAGAAGCACGCAAGCAGAGATGGCAAGGGGCAGTTCGGTGGTTATGACTGGCTGGTTACCGATACGCGCAATGAATTTCCAGATTCCGTTAAGCCTACTACTAAAACCACCGAGGCTGATTTTCCGTCTACGGGTAATCCGGCTACGGGTAATCCGGCTACGGATAATCCGCCACAAAGAATAACTATTACTACAGAAGAACATTGGAAAGAAGCGCTCCTCAACAAATGCCCTACGGGTGTTTCCAAAAAAGCATGGGAAGCGTGGTGGGATTACAAGGTTGAGGGTAACGGTAACAGAAAGGTTGCTAAGGGAACAATTACAAGACAAGCGCATGATTTCGAGGTCATGCAAAACGAAAAGTTTGATATGAACAAGGTTGTGGAGTTTGCCATATCGAGAGGCTGGCAGAGAGTAGGTCAACCTGACTGGCAAGGCTTGCAGTGTTTTAAAAACATATCAAGACATGATGATTTATTGGGGGCAGTTAAATGAATGTTAAAGATTTAAGTAGTGAGCTCGCTAGTCACGCCGCATCGGTGTGCCACGAGTTATATCCAGAGGGAAAGATGGAGTCAGGCTGTTACAAGGTAGGCTCTATACAGGGTGAGAAGGGTAGGTCTATGTCTATCTATCTTACAGGTGATCAATCAGGAAAGTGGATGGACTTTGCTACTGGAGAGGGCGGGGATCTACTCGACCTTATACAGTATCGTAATGGCTACTCGCTCACTGAAGCGATGGATTGGGCTAAAAAAACATACGCCATAAGGGATAGAAGTCCCGCAAAAAAAATAGCAACGGCGGAAAAAAAGAATTACACCAAACCAAAGCCACCACCACAAGTTAGCGGGGAAGCCCTGCATAAGCACATGGAGCAGAGAGGCTTCAAAGATGTAGGGGAGATATGCTTTCGCCATAAGATATATGAGACAGAAGGTCGTGGAGGTAAGGATGTTGTGTTTAATTATTACGATCCTAAGGGTAATGAAGTATTTCTTAAGACAAAGCCCGTTGATCACGACGGCAACCCAAGCACTCAAAAAGATTTAAAACCAATACTATTTGGCTGGCAGACAATGCCATCAGACTGCCGAAAGGTATGGATTACTGAAGGTGAGTGGGATGCTATAGCTTGTTCGGAGTTGGGCTATCCAGCTTTAAGTGTGCCAATGGGAGGCGGTAAGGGCGCTAAGCAAACCAAGTGGATTGCTCATGAATATGAAAACCTTTCCCGATTCGAAGAAATAATAATTGCCACTGATATGGATGAGCAGGGTGAGCTAGCCGCAGAAGAAATCATGAACAGGTTTGGTGACCGGTGCTATCGGGTCACTCTTCCAACAAAAGATATTAATGATCTGTTAAAGAAAGAAGGATACGAGCAGGCTAAATGGATGCTCAATTGTGCCTATGAAGAGGCACGATGGAAAGATCCCGAAACCCTTCGCGCAGTCCTAGATTTTGAGACAGACATAGATGACTTTTTTGATAACCGTGCTAATGACGAGCAGGGATTTGGTAGCGGTTGGGCAAAACTAGATGAAGAAGATATTAGGTTTAGACCTCAGGAGTTGTGGGGTGTTGCAGGTATCAATGGGCACGGTAAATCTATGTGGCTTAATCAGTTGGCGCTCAATGCTTTAGAGCAGGATCAGAAGGTTTTAATTGCATCAATGGAGATGACCCCCAAGGCTACCATGGGTCGAATGTTACGTCAGTCGGCAGGGTCAGCTAACCCTCCAAAGCCATACAGGTCAAAACTTCTTGAATGGATGGCTCCGAACTTATGGCTATTCGTGGATAAGCTCACCCCCAAACCCGAAGATCTAATGGCGTGCTTTGAGTATGCGTACAGGCGTTATGGCATTAATGTTTTTATCGTCGATAGCTTAACAAATATGGTTAGGCAGGATGATTATGAAGGTCAGCAAAGATTCATTGAAAAGCTAGTCAACTTTAAGCTTTCGTTTCCCGTCACAATTTTTATTGTTACTCACGTTCGAAAGGGCGAGTCGGAGTATTCCGCTCCAAATAAATATGATGTTAAGGGCTCAGGCTCAATCACAGATTTAGCTGATGGGTTTATCTCTGTGTGGAAGAACAAAAGAAAGTCTGAGGCAATTGAGCAGGCAGAGATGCTAGGTGAAGAGCCAGACGAAAAGTACACAAAGCAATGGGACACCTACTTAGAAATACTGAAAAACAGAAACGGTATGTATGAGGGTCGTGTTGGCTTTGAGTTTGATAACGAAACCTGTCAATACAAAGACAGAAGAGGCGGCAGACCAAGATATTACATTAACTATTCAAAGGATTAACAAATGGAAGATATAGAGAGATTTGCAGAGGCGATTAGAGTCGCAGGTATCCAGCTACAGAAAGCCGAGGTTCAAGTCGCAAGAGCAGAGGCTGAAGAAAAAAAATTGATTGCTCAGTGCAAGGTTCAGGCAGAGGCGAGAGGCGCTAAGACTAATGCAGGGCAAGAGAGATTTGCGGATGAAGATGAAAACGTTTTTACCGCACGCCTTGAAAAAGGGATGGCAAAGGGTGCTTTAGCTTCAGCCAAGGCTGACCTGATGGCGGCTGAGGTTGAGTTCAAGGCTTGGCAGTCAAAGCTAGCGTCAGAGCGAGCGGAACGCCGCGTCTATGGAGCATAACGTTGAAGGGTAGAGCACCCAACACGGAAGAGAAGGCATGGATGAATTTAATAACACAGCTTGGATGCTGTGTGTGCAAGAAATATCACGGGGTGTTTAGTCCCGCCGAGGTACATCATATTGATGGTAAGACCAAGCCTGAAGCGCACCTAAAAACCCTACCACTATGTTACAAACATCACCGTGGAGGTGAAGACAATGAAATCTACACAAGCAGGCACCCGTTCAAACGGGCATTCGAAAGAAGGTATGGCACGGAGCATGAGCTTCTTCAGTTCGTCCGCTCAAGAGCAGAAAAGCATTGATGACGTGACCCCAGAACAATGGGATGCGGTAAATCAGCCACAGCACTATAAAAAAACACCTGATTCAATTGAGTGCATACAAGCGATTAAAAGCTCAATGGAACTTGATCAGTTTAGGGGATACCTGAAAGGTAACATCCAAAAGTATGTTTGGAGATATGAGGTACACCCGAATGGTGCGAGGCAGTCACTTGAAAAAGCCGCCGTGTATCTTCAGTGGTTAGTGGAAACATTAGATGATTAATGGTCGAGCAAAGGGACATGCGTTTGAAAGGGATTTGATTCGAATATTTAGGGATGAGTTCGGGTCATGTGCAGATCATTTGAAGCGCAACCTAGAGCAGTATCAAGACAAGGGTCATGGAGACATTGTCTTTCATAATTTAATGATTGAAGCCAAGCGATACGCTAAAGGAAGTTGGCATAAAGATGATTGGTGGGATCAGGCATGTGTCTCTGCAAAAGAGGAGTATGTTCCGATTCTTATTTACAAGTATGACTATCAGCCGGCGCGAATGGTGTTTCCTTTAAAGGCTATAGCTGAGGGTCAATACATCGCCATGAACGGCATGCAAACCATCACCACCGACTTTAGCACTGGCATCATGATCATGCGTGACTTGCTGGAGGTTCCTATTGAATCCAACACAGCTACGTAAGACCGTAGAAATTGCGGCGGGAAAAATATATTACCCCCAATGCGTTGAATATATAAGGGGCGCTATGAAGCCAGAGTTTCATGACTTGGCACTATCCACGCTCCCTTATTATCTTCCAAGCCAGATACTTGACTTAAGTACCAAAGAAGAAAGGCGCAATGCAATACAATCAATACCGCAAGATGCAGTTCCTAAACATACAAGACAGCTTGTAGAAAACGGAGTAAAAGCTATGTGGAAGAAGCGTGGGATTTAAGGAAGATTTAAAGAGAGGTGGAAGGGTCGAGGAAGGGTTGCTAGAACGCCTAAAAACGACATTCCCCAGTTCTGTAAGAGCGATCGGCAATCATCCCGAGTGGGATATAAGGGTGCCTGAGATCAATCAAACCATAGAGGTTAAATACGACCCTATGTCAATTAAGACTGGCAATGTTGTTGTGGAGTATTTCCATAGAAAACCTAGTGCATTTTCTGTATCTGAAGCTGACTTTTGGTTCTTTGATTTAGGGGATGGGGAGTATTGGTTTACGCGAGAGGGGATACTGGAGTGTATTCTAGTTGAAGGGTTGGAGCCCGTCCGCATTACTGGTACTACGGACAGGTATCCAAAGTGGGTATTTCTTATTCCTCGGCAAGCTTTGCTTCGATACAGTATCGAGCGGCAATGAGTGCGTGCCTAGGCATTTCTCTATAGCTTGGGGATTCCTTTCCTCGAGTCCAGTTTTTTACAGTTCCATAGGGAGTCTCTATCAGTTCGGATATTTCTTTGATAGTTAACCCTGATTCCTTGGCTAAATTTATTAGCTGATCATTTGTTTTCATTCTTTCCTGTAGTCCTCCATGTTAATTACTGCTCCTTCTTTTTCTGATTTACCCTCTTCATCGAAACAGTCAGGCGTAAATTCAATATAGAAACTATCACTAATAGATTGATTATCCATCATGACGGAAACCTTTTCGTCAGAACCCCAAAGTTCAGCATTGAGGTCTTCCGTTAAGGCGTAGCTTATTGCGGCTTCAACTGCTTCTGGGTTAATGAACCCGAAGCGCAACCTGTTCTCTTGGTCTAAAGCACAGATAGCAGAATGCAAACTTTTTAGGGATTCTGCTAATGGTAAGGATCTTGTTTCGGGGATATTACTAACTTCGAGCATTTTTTTATATAAGTGCATATGCACCTCCTGTATTGTTTTTTAATATGGCGCACGCCATTCTTCGTCAACGTTATCGCTGTCGCATTTAGGGCAGTTAAAAGTGTAGGATGTGCGCGGGACGCTCCGGTCGCCGTAAGGCTCCAGATCCACGCATTCTTCGATTATGAATTCATCACGATCACCCGCAAATTGACAGCAAAGGCATTCATACCTTTGCATTCTTTACTCCGTGGGTACTGTAGGGTTATGATGTGGTCGGCGGCTCGGCACTATATTCCCTGTGCCTATACCCTCCTCAGGTGAGCCGTCACCTTTATACTACGCTTTGAAGCTTAGTCTCTGTAAAAGTCGTTTGACGAACTGTCAAAGACGGGGGGTTAATGATTACAGACTTGCCTTTAGCTGATCTAGCAAATCTTAAATAAGCAATTACTGTTGCTGGCAGTTGTTGGGTTAAAGGACAGCCCTGCAATGAATTCTCAGGGCTCCATGCGTGAACAATTATTTTACCGCCCGCGCTTTTTTCATCTATCTCTTTTTTGATGTGTTGCTTATATGCAAGAAAGTCAAAGCCCTGATGTTGCTTGAGCATTTTTCTTAATACCTTTTTTTGTTTTGACGTTTTTGCTAGTCGTAACAAAGCAACCGAGACTAGATATCGAGGGTCTTTTTCAATTTTACTGTCATTAAGGTTCATCCTATTTCCTTTAAATGAAATTAAGAGAACATCCATGTCGAAAGAGTGCCAATTCCTTTGGGTGAAGAATATACGTATAAATGATTCATTAATACATAGCTCATAGGTACTAATACTTTAGTATTAGGTGAAAGCATTTCTTTTAATCTGCTCTGGGTATTTTTGCTTCCAAGGTTCACAGGCATCTTCAAAAGCTAGAAAACGGTACTGATAACCACTACGGGAAACAAAGCCTGCAATAGGTGGAAGTTGAGTGCCCTCGCGAATGTAGTAGTCATGAGGCTCTATTATATAAACTGGGTTTAAGCATGGTTTTGATAAATCGTAATGCAACCCAATACTAGTCCAGTTGTCACACAGAACCATATACCCTATATCTTTCTGTGTTTCGCAGTATTTCATAGCTTTATTTTCACGCTGATTTACCACTCGGTCATAATGCGATTCACTGCCGTAGTACTTCTCTTTAGCTAAGACAGATACCTCATGATTGTAGGCATGAGAGAACAAAACAATATCCTTCCCGCCAATTCTTTTAACCTTTTTACTTCTTAAATAAACATTATTGTTAGACATATAAACCTCCTCAGGTTTTTTAGTTATCCAAGAGTCAAATACACAAAGGGTAAAAAAGATTACCTATTGTGTACTTAGACTTTCGATCGAGGGACTACCTCGACAACTCATCAGTTGGAAATACTTCAAGTGTTGAAATAACACTCTCATCACTGCTAACGCTTTTTATTTGACGCGAGTTCAACTGCTCATAATAAGAGCTGATAGCATCTTCCTTGGATCTAGCCGCCACCTCATAGGTGTTAAGGCAGACCTCTTTAGTTGTTACTTGATATATAGGCATAGCACCTCCTAGTATTGTTCGCATTCGTCTTGAATACCTAACTTAAAGCGATTAGCCCATTTTTGCTCGGTCGCTTCTTTCTTTTTCTGCTCCTGCTCATCCTCACGGACACGTTCAAGGTCGCTCATATCCCAGTAGCGCTCCCACTGGGCGATATCTGCAAATGGGTTATCCATTACGCCACCTCCTGATCACGTTCATCGCCGTACTCGACATCACCTAAAATGTACTCAAGATTAATCACGTTCAGGTATTTTTTAACGACGTTGTAGTGTTCATTTGATAAGGTTCCGTAGGTGTTGCAATAAACCAACCGACAGTCAGACCAAATCTCATCACCTGACTCTTCAACATATTTGACAGTCAACCCAAACTCCCATGCCGTCAAAATTGCATTAATGTTTTGAGGTAGTTCGAGCGATATTCCGCCGCTACTTGCTAGCAGGATAAACTTGTCATGGTATTCATGATCACCATCGCGTACTTCACTTTTTACTAAATATAAACTCATAAAATCCTCCTCAGGATATTGGTTTTTGATAATTAAATAAGCACTAAAAAACCACCCGAAGGTGGCTTTATGGTGGTTACTTATTGTGGGGGTGGTTATGCGGCTTGAGAGCAGTGTTGGTCGTAGGCTTTCTGCCACGATTCAGATACGGCACAAATGCCATAGTCGTAAATCTTTTCATCGGGCTTCTGGTTGTAGTCGTGAAGATATCCAAACCACGCATAATCTGTATCACCCGTGCCAGTAATTAGGTATATACAGCCTGTCTCACCCGCTTCGCTAGCATCTTTTGCTTCTTTGTAGCTTTTGCCCCGATACTCAGCCTCACCCTCGATGTCTACCTCGATGATGTAGCCCTGATCTAAACCCCATTGAATAAGGTGTAAGTGTGCTTGTTTCATAATGTATCCTCCTCAGGAAATTAATATACACGCAATTGTAACGGTTTTCTAGGACGCCTCACGGCGTTTCGACTGGTAACCATCCAGTGCTCATCAGCTAGAGAGAAAACAGATTTCCGATTTGTTTCGGTATGTCATATCTTGTCACGGGTTTAAGTTTACCGCTCTGCGACACATAGGTTTTGTAGATCCACTTTTCAGAGAAGTCTCTGCGGTTTTTGAATACCGCAAACACCTCGCCGTCAGCTAGATGTTTTGCATCACATAACCGCTTAACCACTCTTGCGATTGGCTCCACAGACCCATCTACAGGGTCTAATTTGCTAATATAATAAGCCATGTTGCACCTCCTCAGGTTCTATAAGGCTTGATGTATTCACCAACTGTAAGGTCGGATGATTCGATATCGGCAACCAGTGCCTCCCACTCTTGCTGATCCCAATCCGATTTGCCCAAAGTTACAATTTGTAGCAGGGCATCATGCAGGGCGTCAGGTTTCTGTAGGACATACCGCACCTTGCGGTGAAGCATAGTGTTAATGTCAAAGTGGGGCGTAGGTAATTTCATCGATACTGCGCCCCCTGAATAGATCGTGTATTTTGCGTAATGCTGATCTGCGTTTATCGCGCACCAACTTTCCGCCCTCAGTAACATAGACGCCATGGGCTTTGCCATCACTGCGATCTAATTCACTCTTATATACCAGATAGCTTATGCCATCCTTAACGTTAGGGTAGCTATAGTCACACAGTCTGGACAGACTCACGTAATGCACCAGACCATATCGACTGGGCACTCGATCGCCGTTTAGTTTAGTTATGAAATACATATACAACCTCCTCAGGTTTAGTTTTCCAATACACCCCGAAGGGTGTTTCACGCAGTAACTAACTGCGATCATCAGTTGGATTTAACACGGTAACTGGTGCCTTATGTCGTTTGTTTGAACCCACCCATCCTCAAGATTGTCTCGCTCACCTTGGGCACGCTTCGCTACTTCTTCAGCGGTTGCAAGCACAGAGTGAATCAAGCCTGACGTTAGCCGTGGCTGTAAGTAGTGCTCGAACTCACGCTCTCCATCAGTGCGGCAGGTGTTATGACCACGAATATAAACAGTGTCAGGTGTTATATTTGATACCTCCCAGTTACTGGGCAGATACCTCTCAACCTTTAAGCCATAGGCTTCTATGTTGGTTGGGTTAGGGCAGTAAGCATGGACACACTCACCGTCAATCTCACGATCAGCATCTAGGGCTTCTGTGGTCTGATTGATTACCTTGTTTAGGTACTGCTCAAGAATCTCAATCTCATCTCTAACAGAGCGGGGTACTGACGTGCCATGCAAGTCGTTAAAAAGTTCTTCGACCCGACCAGACATACGCCATGCCAACTCATTGCACTCTTTCAGTAAATGGATTGCATTTTTATCTAAGTGAAATTTGGAATTGCTCATGATTAACCTCCTCAGGTCTTATTAGTTTTCCAAGACGCCCCGAAGGGCGTTTCGATCAGTAACTAACTGGTCTCATCAGTTGGAATTAGTATAAAGTTAGTACCAGCCACGCTCTGCGTTACGATCACGAAATGAGGGTTTGAATTTGTTTGCTTGCGCTTTAGTGATCAGGGAGCAGTAGGTGATCCCCTCTGCGTTTTTTTGCAGTCGGTTCTCGTGTACCGTGAGGGCTGTGATGTGAGCGGGTATCTTCTCTACCCATGTACGTTCGCAGTTGTCACAGTCTCGAGAGAAGTTCTCGATATAAATAAAACCGTCTGCGGTCTTGCAGTACTCAATGTGTTGATTGAGTTCAATGCGAGTAGCTAGGCGGTCGCTGTATTGATAGCGCCGTGCATCCTGACGCAGTCTCGCTTTGCGTGTAGGGTTGATCACAGGGTCTGTCAATAAATCCCAAGTCAGGGACAGTGCAGGGTGGATGTTTTTCTGTTGCAATGTAGCCATGATAGATCCTCCTCAGGATTAGTTATCTAGGACACTGGCGAACCAGTGTTTCGACTGGGCACTACCCAGTACTCATCAGCTAGAGCTTTTCTTTCAGGACGTCAAGTATTGAATCCCTGTTCTGGCAGTACCGATCCTCCAAGGTAATGTCGCTGTCAGGGTTTTCTTCGATCTCCTCGAACGCCCACTCAAGGATTACGTTTTTAACGTTTTGTATCAGTTGATCTTCAGTCATGATTACCTCCTCAGGTAAAAAATTGGGGCGCGGGAAAAACCCAACACCCCCCAACCTATGCGGCTATGTCTACAATCTGTAGGGAGCCGTTATCATTAAGATAGTTAACAGCTTTGGACGCTTGAGCAGATGCCTTTACGATATGTTTAGGATCATTCTTTAACGCCTTAAGCCAACTCTTGATGTACTTCTCATGCTGTAGCCCCTCGTAGGGAATACCTAGTAGGGAGCCTGCAAAAGCCGCACCCAACTCAGCGACCAGTTCCTCAAAGGCGTAATCTTCACCACCCTTGCTGTTCAGGATCTTTCTGTTGAGTCGGTCTTTATGACCAGTCCAATGCACTAACTCGTGAGCCAGTGTGGCGTCATGGTCTTCAGGGGTTTTGAACGCCTCAGCAGAAGGCATCTTGATAACATCTACTGAAGGGATGAAGCATGCAACATCACCCTGATATTGCAGATCAATATCTAGGCTCTCAGCCAGTACATTGACTGCACCCGTACCAGATACTGGTGGGGTGTATTCTCTGTAAGGTTTACTGCCTTCTTCCCATTCGATCTGGTTAACATTCCAGACTGAGAAGCATTTGTTTATAAAGCCGACTTTATCGTCACCAGTCTGCTTATCTTTATAGACACTGCGAGCCATGAACCAAACATACTCACAGCCCCCGTTTGATGCGCTTTTACTGGGAACCTTACCGCCAAGGGCTTGCGCCTGCTTGTAGGTAACCCAACCAGAAGCACCCCATTTCTTGGATGCCCACGATAGGTTAAGGAAATTCACACCGCTATATGGTCTGCCAGTAGATGCGTTATGCGGTACTGAACCATCGAACAGTGATTTCCAAGGCTTGCGCCAGTCATCAGCATTTTCCAAACCATCAATGATTCGGTCTGTAACTTCTTGAAAAATATCTTCAAATTTAGCCATGTTGTTATCCTCCTCAGGATTAATTATATGGGTCTCAAGACAACCCCGAAGGGCTGTTTCGGCTAACCCCCGCTAGCCTCATCAGTTGAGTATGCTTAGGCTTCCCTTTTCAGGGGATCTGCCGCCTAAATAATGATTCGTTCGTGTAGTAGCGCTTGATTAAGTCAACCGCCTTCTCTAAGTAGCATTGAGCATCTTCTGAGTCCCAGATTGGGTACTCGTCATCGAATTTATCGTCTGCCCATTCGAGCCGTAAATCTTCAACATGCTCTTCTAGTTTGCTATGCAGTGCGTCTATCTCATCCGCTAACTTAAACGCTCGTTCTTTATGTGTAGTCATGATCAGATCCCCCGTGGCTTAACAATGAACTGATAACCAAGGCGCTTAGCCAGTGCGATAGTCTCAGTGGTTAATGTTTTGGTGCCTGCTATCTGAGCGAATGTCTCGCCTGCTAGGCATAGTGGGTAGATCTTTTCTTGACCGTAAATGCTTTTTATTTCTACTTGAATATCCATGGTGCCCTCCTCAGGGTAAGAATTGATTTTGTAGAACCTCCAACGTGGCGGCTCTATCAAATCAACTCGACTGGGTCGTACTCGCCGTAGCTTTCCTAGGTAGGTAGCCCACCCAGTCGGTCGTTTGATTGCGTTCCTTGCAGGAGGCTCGCTACTCGCTCAGAACTCATTCTGGCTTTCACTATCTCCAACCGTGCACCTTTGAAGAGCGGCAGGGGCTCTGTCCCGACTCGCACCCAACCGCTGTGCTTTGAAGACCACTACTCGCCGAAGCTTTCGTGTTCACCCGAAGGTGGCAGGTCATGTCGGAGACCTCGTATCCGAAGTGCCGTTTGAGCACTTGCCAACTAATATACAGGTGCAGAAAATAATCTGTCAAGATATATTTTATAATTAATTGAAATTATTTTGTGTATGTATAGATTAAAAGATATACTTACAGACATAATTCTTAATGAAACCAATCACTTACTAATGGGCGCAGATACTTTGAACATAGACACTCGATTTGATCGCCTTGAGTCAAAGCTAGATGAAGTCACCAAGACATTGTCAGAACTTAAGCGCTTAGATGAGCGAATGATCAGTAGCCATAAAAGAACAGACCGCCACGAACGCAGGCTTGATTCCTTAGAGTCGAATCAGCGCGAGATTGAGAAGTCCATAGTGCAGACAGAGAGTAAAAGCAGAATCAGTGAGAGGATGTTCTGGGTAGCATTCTCAGTAGGACTGAGCGCAGTAGTTAAGAATTTTTTCTAGGGCGGGGAAAAAACCAAAACCCCCCACGTCCATATTCCCATAGGGAGAAGTAACCAATGACAGTAGAGAGCAATGCACCAGTAAGGGATAACAAAGCCCTGAACATGAGACAGCTTCGATTCGTCACAGAGTACGTAGCAACAGGTAATGCAACCAGATCAGCACACCTTGCAGGCTACGCTCACCCAAATGTGCAGGCATTCCGTCTGTTAGATAATATTAGTGTAAAGGCGGCTATAGAGGCTGAAAGGAGACAAATCATGAGTGATGGTGAGGATAGACTGGCACGTTATGTGAGTCAGCTTGAAAGTGAAAGCATGGAGGCTGATCAGTCAGGAACCCGTGTTAGGGCGTTAGAACTGCTGATCAAGGTGGTAGGCGGATTTGCGCCAGAAAAGCAGGAGGTTACAAGCTTTCATGGGGCGTTTTTAGCTGATTTAGACCTAGAAGAAGCCGTTGAAGAAGAGTTCGATGAGGATATCTTCAAGGAAAACAAGGACTTACACTAGCTGACCAACACCTTTATCAGGTTGTGGTTAGCCAGAACACCTCGCCATATCGCAGGTAATAATAAGGTAGGGGGGGGGATAGGGATATTGGGATCGGGGCGGTTCGATACTGTGGATCCATGGGGGACTAGTAGATCTATATCACCATTTTTGGGGGGTGGGTCAATATGAGAGTACCTGTTTTGAAAAACATGCATTCAAGAAATAGGGGGGCGGTCCTTGTGAGAGTACCTAACCCAAAAAATATACAGAGGTTTTTTTGAAATGGCGGAAAAGAAGAAAGATCCGAGATTAGCTAGGGCGGGCGTGAGTGGTTATAACAAGCCTAAGCGCACTCCTAGTCATCCAAAGAAGTCACATGTGGTTGTGGCTAAAGAGGGCGATAAGGTTAAGACAATACGCTTTGGGGAGCAGGGTGCTAAGACTGCTGGTAAGCCTAAGGCTGGTGAGTCAGAAGCCATGAAAAAGAAACGAGCGAGCTTTAAAGCGCGTCACGGTAAGAATATAAAGAAAGGCAAAATGTCAGCCGCCTATTGGGCGGATAAATCCAAGTGGTAGGAGATAGATATGCCAACAGTTAATGGTAAGAAATACGCCTATACAAAGAAAGGTATTGCCAAGGCAAAAACAGCGGCGAAAAAGACTGGTAAAAAGGTCACCACAAAGAAAAAGGCTAAGAAATAATGGGTATCACCACGAAGAACGCGAGAGAGACTACATATGGAAAAGGCGATAATCCACGTCCAGTGGATCGTAATAAGTATGAAGAAAATTTTGACCGCATTTTTGGAAAGAAAGAAAAAACCATTAAAGATGAACGCGCCGAAAGACGCGAGCGCAAAAGAACCCAAGGTTAATACTGTGATTGATTTAGTTTTAAAAAGATTTTGTTATCACCCTAAGGGAACGCTTGGGGTTATTGAGGTAGACGGTGAGAAGTTTTACACGGTTGAAAGACCTTGGTTAAACAACAAGCCAAACGTTTCCTGTATTCCTACAGGGACATACGACATGGGGTGGAGAGATTCGCCTCGCTTCGGAGAGACGTGGCATGTGAAGGATGTTGAAGATCGAACTTACATCCTTATTCATGTAGCAAATTTTCCAACAGATGTTATGGGGTGTATTGGGCTTGGGACATCTTTAATGGGTGACCGGATTGCTGTAAGCAATAGCAGGGTAGCTGTTAAGAGATTTGAAGAGCTCACAAAAGATAAAGAATGGCGGCTAACAGTAAGCAATGTACTACATGCGGCGTTACCAAAGACTTAACGGTATTTTCGGGAAACAGGAATCAGTGTAACCCCTGTCGAACAAAAGAAAATAAACAAAGAGCTGAAACATTTGACGGCTTCTTTCAGAACCGTCATACAAAGCTTTTAAGCCGTAATAAGAGATTTGAGTACGAAGGCACACCGATATCTTTAGAAGAGCTTAAACAGCTCTACAGAGATCAGAAAGGTATGTGTGCGGTCACCGGAATGCCTATGTATGCGACCACCCAGAAAACCGATTTGTCGGCTTCTCCCGACAGAATAAATTGTGACAAGGGTTATGAGTTGGGTAATGTCCGCCTCATTTGTTCCCGAGTCAATATGATGCGAATGGACCTACCTGATCATGAACTTACATGGTGGTGCCGAGCAATAGTGAATCATTATGAATGATATCGAAAAAGTAGCCGCAAAATTTAAGGGTAACTTTCCCCTCTATGCAAAGAATGTCCTTAAGATAGTTAATAAAGAAGGTGAGTCCACCCCCTTTGTTTTAAACAGTGCCCAGTTGCATCTGCACAACATGCTAGAAAAGCAATTAAAAGAACAAGATAACGTCCGTGCTTTAGTGCTTAAGGCACGACAAACAGGTATTTCCACTTATTCTCAGGGCAGAAACTTTTGGAAGGTAACGCAAAATCGAAACGCCAATGCATTCGTACTGTCCCATCTGGCAGAATCTACGAACGCCATTTTCAATATGGTGCGTTACTTCTATGACAACATACCTCATCCTGCCTTTAAGCCGCCTCTGTCTTCTTCTAGTGCTTCTACTCTCGTTTTCGACGAGCTTAATAGTAGATACCGAGTTGGGACTGCGCGGTCTACGCAGACTGGTCGAGGACAAACAAACCGCTTCGTCCATGGCTCGGAAGTTGCCTTTTACCCTCAGGGATCTGATATCACCGCCGGTCTCCTCCAGACGGTGGGCGGAAAAAAATCTGAAGTAATCCTAGAGAGTACAGCCAACGGCGCGGGCGGATGGTTCTATGACTCTGTGATGAAAAGCTTGCGCGGTGAATCTGAGTGGGTGACTTGTTTTATTCCTTGGTTTTGGATGCCCGACTACAGAAAAAAACCCAGCCCATATTTTGAGGCTACGCCGGAAGAGTATGCTCTAGCGAAAAGATTTGGTTTGGACGATGCCCAGCTGGCATTTAGACGAAGCAAGCTTGATGAACTTGGCGGCACAGATTTATTTAAACAAGAATATCCTAGCACCCCACTGGAAGCGTTCCTTACATCCGGTCGATGTTTCGTAGAAGACAAGCACCTCTCGGTGTGTGAAGACGATTGTTATACGCCAGACTTTCAAGGGGACATACTTGGAGGCAATATCGAGGAAAGATCTTATGGTCCTTACAAAGAATGGCACTCCCCCTCAAAAGATGATACCTATGTTATTGGGGTCGATGTTGCTGAGGGTCTATCTTACGGCGATTATTCTTGCGCCCAAGTTCTTGACTCCCAAGGTCGTCAAGTAGCTTGCTGGCATGGTCATATAGATCCATGGGATTGGGGAAATGTAGTATCCCAGATAGGTAAGCGATATAACGATGCTCATGTTGTGGTAGAAAGAAACAACCACGGTCTAACTACGTTAAGAAGATTAATGGAGTTAAGGTATCCCAATATGTTTGTTGAGCATTCTGTTGATGGCGCCTACTCAGATAAGATGACAAAGAGGGGTGGTTTCCTGACCACGTCAAAAACAAAACCTCTAATTGTAGACAACCTTGCCAGCCTCATTAGACAGAACGAATCCGGTGTCGCTGACATCGAGTTAGTTAACGAATTAAGAACGTATGTTATTGATGAAAAAGGGGTTTTTAATTCTCAGCAAGGATGTTATGATGATCGTGTGATGGCATTTGCCATTGCCCTGCACGGACTTGCCTCAATGCCGAAACCTCGGCGTAGAACGATACAACGACGCTTTACAACTCTTGACTCCGTAGCAGGGTACTAATGATAGAAGAGTATGAAGAAGAGCTTTTTGTAGCAGAAGAAGAATCCGATGGCACGCAAGATCATTCGGTTCAAAGTCTTGGCACACGACTAGCTCATATATATCAGGAATACAAAGACGCTCGAAAAGAAACTGAAAACGAGTGGCTTAAAGATCTCCGTCAATACAACGGCTTGTATGAGCCCGATGTACTTGCACGTCTAAACGAATCCGGTGCTCGCTCAAAGGTTTTTGTCGGCTTGACAAGAACCAAGGTGATGGCGGCATATTCGCGTATTATCGACCTATTATTCCAGCACGGCGATATATTTTTCGCCTGTGAGCCCACTCCCGTAGCAGACCTAGACCCTGTACAAGCAGTCAAGCTAAGAGAACAGGCTACCGAACAAATCATGATGGCTTCCCAAATGATGGATCCCAACATGAATCAAGATCTTGTCTTGGCTCGCATTTCTGAGCTAGAAGAAGAGTTTAAGGAAATAGAACAGAAAGCGGCTAATGAAGCGGCTGAGAAAATGACGACTTCGATCATGGATCAGCTAATAGAAAACAATGCCGAAATGAAACTCAAAGAATCTATTCTTGAAAGCTGTATCTTTGGCTCGGGTGCCGTCAAGGCAGGAACTGTTAAGATTGATACAAGCCAGTCATATCAAAAGGTACAGGATCCAGAAACCGGTGAAATGGCACACGTCCTTTCTCAGATTGAGAAGGCAACGCCAGAAGTTGAAAGCGTTTCTATATTTGATCTGTACCCAGACCCGTACTGCACCTCGCTAGAGGATTGCGATGGCTTATTCCGCCGGCATGTATTAACACGACGTCAGTTTAGAGAGCTATCTGACCGTCCTCAATTTGACTCCGCGATGATCAAGTATCTACTCAAGATCAACAGGACTGGTAATCACGTTGAGGAAGAGCATGAAAGAACAAGAAGAAGAATTGCTGGAATAAACGATCACTCAGAGTCTAATCGGTTTGAAGTTTTAGAGTACTGGGGAACTGTTGACGGACATGAGCTTGAAGAGCATGACATTGAATTGCCAGAAGGTTCAGACCTTTCGGACGATTATAGTGCATGTGTTTGGATGTGTGACGGCAAAGTAATAAAGCTAATGCTAAACCCTGTATCGGGTTACAAGATGCCGTACTTTGTCTTCCCTTACGAAAGAACACCGCATCAATTCTGGGGTACCGGCGTACCTAGAATGATGAGAGATTCCCAAGGCACCATGAATGCCGCAACAAGAATCTGGTTAGACAATTTAGCACTGTCATCGGGTCCGATGGTTGAGGTAAATACTGATCTGTTAGCGGCAGGTGAAGACCCTACAGACATTCATCCGTGGCGTGTATTCCTCCGCGAGGGTGGTGATGGCAGTATGCCTGCTGTTAGGTGGTATCAACCTGTAGCAAATGCTAACGGTCTTAATCAGATTGTAGAAATATTCAGACGTTTTGCCGATGAAACAACTAGCCTTCCAAGCTACACACACGGCGAGCAGTCAAAAAGTCTTAACAAGACAGCCACCGGCATGTCTATGTTAATGGGCGCGGCTAACGTTGCCCTTAAGTCTACCATTAAAAATGTTGATGATTTCTTAATGGAGCCAATGATCAAGGCACTTTATCACTGGAATATGGAATTTAATTCTAATGAAAGCGTTAAAGGTGACCTAAAGATTGTTGCAAGAGGAAGTACAGCTCTTGTTCAAAAAGAAGTACAAAGCCAGCGTTTGTTGCAATTCCTGTCGCTGGTTTCAAACCCCATGGATTCTGGACTGGTGGATCGTAATCATCTTCTTCGCGATATAGCTAAGAGTATGGATATTGATCCTGACGAAATTGTTAAGTCAGAGGAGCAACTAGCTCTTGAACAACAGCAAGCAATCCAAGCTCAAATGCTCCAAGGAGCAAGCGCAGGCAGTCCTTCGCCTATCGGCGGGGGAGGAATGGAAGCGGGTAACAGACCTCCTCCAATGCCGTTTTAACGACGCACAACTAAAGCTGGAACAAGCTGACGAAAAAAATTTCAGGTTTGAGCAAGGGCGACTCAGTGAGCTTCGCTTTATGCTTGAACTTCAAACCAGTGCGAAAGCACTATTAGACCAACTGAGGACTCGGAAACGAACAACCTCCATTGACTAACGGATACCTGTACAAAGCAGACCCGAAGGAAATAAATAATGGCTAAAAGAAATGACCCAGAGCGACTAGAAGCAGAAGCTAAAGAGTTGTACGAGCAATTGACTCAGGCTCCAAAAGAGACCCCGCAGGATGATCAACCTGTTGAGGATACCTCGGAAGAGCAAGAAGAAGTGCTAGTAGATACCCCCGATCCTACGGATACGGTTGAAACTCAAGCGGAAGAGGAACCAGTTCAGGACGAAGGCGGCGAAGAATCCGGACTGAGATCAGCTTTAGAAAAAGCTGAGAAAGCGATGAAAGGGGCTCAGGCGAGAATGACTAGAGCAACGCAAGAAGCGGCAGAACTGCGAAAAAATAACGAGCAGATGATGCAGACAATTGCGGGGCTGAAGAGTCAAGTTTCGGAATCTGAAAGAGACACGAGTAAGTTGAACCAAATCAGAGAGGACTATCCCGATCTGGCAGGTCCATTACTTGATGAACTCGAGAGAACGAGACAAGAGGTTTCAAGTACCAAAGAGCAATTAAGCAAGGCAGAACAGGCTAAGCGGGATGAGCAAGAAGCTAAAGTAGCGGAAGCGCATTTCGATAGAATCAGAGCAGAGCACCCTGACGTTGATCAACTTATAGAGACAGCAGACTGGATGAACTGGTTAGAGGATTCGGATGCACAGACGAAACAATGGATTCAAGCAGGATCATCCAATGACGTTAATACTGTTTTGTACCAGTTTAAAAGTGACATGGGCATGAAGGCTCCAACGCCGCAAGAGCGGACTCTAGAGAAGGCTAAAAAGGTTGCAGAACCCAAGATGCCTAAGGCTCGAAAGTCCAACTTAAAAGGTGAAAAGAAGCAGTGGACAGTGGACGATATTGTCAGAATGCCAAACGAATTATTCGAAAAGCATAAAGACGAAATCTTACAAGCTATGAACACTGGGTCGATTCGCCGCTAAATTAATTTTTTACTCTTGTGAGGTAATTTACAATGGCTTTTAATTTTTATACAAGCACCGGCACAGATCCGGTCACATCCAGTCAGGCAAACTTTGTACCTGAGGTTTTTTCAAAACTTCTTCAGGCTAAATTTTATGCAAGCAGTGTACTTCCTGCTATCTCTAACACTGATTATGAAGGTGAAATTTCTGGTCAGGGCGACAAGGTAGTAGTACGTACAGTACCAACAGTAACAATCAACGATTACGCTGGCACTGTTGCTAATCAGAACCTTGAAACGTCTACAGTAAATCTAAATATCGACAAAGCTAAATACTACAGCTTTA